TTTACTAATTCGATATCAGCCTTTCTTTTCGCCTCCTGATCCGCCAGCGCTTGAGCCGTCAATTTAATTTCCTGCTCTTTCGCCTGCACTGTAGCAATAACTGCATTCTTTCTCTCTTTTTCGGTTGCCGCTAGTTTTTCTGCCGCACGTATCTGCTCTTTGATTATATCTCTTTCTTGATACAACGCATTTAACTGTTTTTCAGTATAATAATCCCCTTTCGTCCTAATCTCATCTTCGACCTTCGACAGCCTCGATCGCAATAACACCAACTGCTCTTGTGCAGTCAACGTCTCTTTCATCGATAACTTTTTATTAATTTCTGCTAATTTCTGCGTTTCGCTTATTGCCCCGCCCAGCACTACAAAAAATCCGGTTAGCGCCTTTGCCCCTTCTGTTAAAGCCGGTGCGAGTATTTTCCCGATACTCTCTCCCAGATCACCCACTGCATTTTTCAATTGCGCTAACGCTCCAAACGTTGTCCCCGCTGTCTCTTGTGCAAGCCTAAATCCATCGGCCATTGCCTTATTGACAATCGCCGCCTTTTCCCCTTCTGATCTTGCGGCCCTCAGTGCCGGTATATATCTTTGTAACGCATCATAATTCCCCTGATTGGCAAGCGTCACCAGCCGCATCGACGTTTCTAAATCCGCCCCGAACGCACTCGCTAATCCAATCGCACCCTTTGTTGCGTCTTCAATTTTGTCCGTTGTGATACCATATTGTAGACCTAGCCGCATCAATTTTAGGACTTGCTCATCGCCATATATCGTTACTCTTTGTATCTCGCTTGCAAACTCGGTATATTTCGACGTCAAAATATCCGCACCTTCCACAATCGAATTCAGCGTTGCCGCCAACTCTCTTTCTGCTCTTTCTTGTTCGTTAAATGCCGCAATACTGGATTCAACTATCGATACCAGCCCCCGGAATGACGCATATGCCCCCACGATTGACCCGGCCGCTTTCAACAATTCTTTCCCCATACGGTCAACGGTCGATTGCGTCTCTTTTGCGGCCTTCTGGAATTGGGAAAGGTTTTTAACCGCATCAGCAACTTCTGCTTTTATCAGTACTTTTAACTCTTCACTAACCATTCCCGTGTTCCTCTTTCAGATACAAATTGTACATTTCTTCAAACAATAAAATCGCCTCAGTTATATGCGCCGGTTGCTCTGCCCACCCCCCACCGAACGGTAGCGCACCCAATGCCCGCCACGTCTTCCATATCTTTACATACTCATCATAGTCGTCGGCATACAACTCCGGTATCTTCGAGCGTTCTATATCAACACCAGCTACCACTATCTTCCTCCCCGGTCGGTCATACTTACTACCTTTATAATACCGATACTCCGGCGACAACAGGTGTAAATAGAACGCTATACCGTAGGGTTTTTTTGCACCTCCGGCGTCGCCGTTAAACAATACGCCTGTATTTCTGATACCAATTCCGTTGGCACATACGGGTTTTCATACAACTCTTTCGCTGTTTTAATCTCATACTGCTTCCCCTCGCACTCAATCACCAAGTTTTCAATCCTCGTGATTATCGCCCGTGCAATCCCCTCAGCATCTTGGACGTATTCGATATCCCCGATTTCACCGTCTCTTCCGATCCGCAACGGTTTCGTGTACACAAATTTATTTCTTTCCGCATACGTTAGGTATCGGTGGTACACCTTTATTCGCTCATTCTCCGGCAACTCACGATTCCCGTTGAACTTTGGCTCATACACACCACTCGTTGCAAGTACAACCTTCATCTATTCCCCTCCAGATCAGGTTTTGGTTGTGATCTTAAATACTACCGAACCTGTCACCGTTCCGTCAAACCTCCATTTCGGTGTCCCCCCGGCGCTCGTCTCAATCGAGAACCCTGTCGGGATCACGTTGCACTGCACTTCAATGTCTTTTTTAAGCAACGGATCACTTGCCCCCGCATCGCCCTTCTGTAGCACTCCAGTAAACTGCAAGCTCCCGGTCATCACACTGGACGTTGACCCATCATTGTTAATGTCCATAAATTGCTGGATCAGTAATTGCTGTGCAGTATCATCCCAAATTAATGTTCCGCTTGCGGACAACGTTGCACCAGACAGCCCTCGAATGTACTCCTTAGCCGTTGCATTAAGCTTTGTGATCTCTTGCGTATCTACCGAAAACGGTATGCTCCAGCTATCCGTATACGCAACCTCCGTATACGAACTCCCCTTCTTTACTTTAAACACTCCATCGATTCCTCGTAACGGTTTCGCCGCCATTTCTTTTCCCTCCTTTATATCGTGCTACTATTGTAGCTAATTGTTACCCTCATTTCAACCAACGCATATCGGCTCTGCGAATCAATCACCCGTTGCACATTCTCTACACTTGCCGACTCCACACTCAATACAGTCTTATGCAAATCATTTATCACTTCAACGATCTTCGGTATCACCGTATTGTAATTACTATTCAAAACAGTACTATCCTTTCCCCCGATCGCTATTAACAACACTGCCTTGATTAAATTCTTCAACACGCCGAACGACATTGGTTGTCTCTCTATCGAATCAACCGAAACATACACCGCCGGCAATTTGTTCTCCGGTATCCCCTGCCACACCGTCAGCTCATCTGTCACATACTTGATAGCTGTAATATTAGACAATGCTGTCTTCAGCAACCTAATTATTTCAAACTCTACCGTATTACTCATCTAAACGCCTCCTTAATCGACCGATCAATCAACCTTACCGCCTCGTCTGCTTTCACGATAAGCGACGGCTTCATATATGGCCGCCTTGGTATCTTCACCATTCCTCTCCCCGGCATCAATTTTGTGCCCCCAGTCTCATGAATCAGCGCATACTCTACATTTGCCACATATATTTCACCCACGACTCCGGTGGCCGTTTCGCTTGTTTTTGTTTTAATCGCTCCACGCAAATACCCTGATTGCGGTTGTAGCGTTGCCTCCCACTCATCCCCTACGCCTCTTGGCATCTTCGGCCCCGAAAGGTGCTTATAAACAATTTCATCCCGCACAATCCTGCATCCTCTTTCTACTGCCCAAGCTAATTTCCTCTTCAACTCACTTATGTCCATATCCATAATTTTACCCATGCGATATTCTCCGATATTTTTGCAGTATCGATTTCACGAACGGCAACCAATCATCCGGCTTCGCAATTTGTATACTCGTGCCAAGCACGTTGACTTGCGTCACAGCTTCCGACCCAGATTTATACAGCCCAAACCAATACTTTATTTGTTCTAGCAGTGCGAATTTCAGATCATTAGGTAACGTTGTATACCCACCGTTATATGATACCAGCACAAACGAGGGCACTCCTTGCACATAATCAAAAATCGTTAAGTGCCCCGTTTTTTCGTTAACCATATAATCGTTATTGCGAAGCGTTTCCATCTCATCTTCTTTTGCCGTTGCCCCTGTTTTTACTGACGCTATTGAGGCAATGGGCGTATTATGTAACCATATACTTCCTATCGACGTTACATGTAATTCTTCATAATCCGTTTTCGCCAAATATCGATCCAAGTACTTTTCAGCAAACCCTTCCACCGCCCCGCCGATCAGCGTTAGCACCGCATCATAACTCGTATCCGTTGATTCCACTCCTACATGCGTCTTTATATCGCTTAACGACAATATCGCCATACCACCACCTCCTTCACTTGATATATAATATTCGCCCAACAATCGGTATATTGTAATTGCACTTCTTGCATAACCCCGGATATTCGCGGTTAAGGTGCGCCTCCATTAGCTTTTTTCTGTCCGGGTTTATCATCGCCCTTCCCACGCTACCATACTCAATTAAATTGCCCCAATTGTTTTCGAGCCAAAAATCATGATTGCAACTCGATAACGTACCATCCGGCCACACGATCAACATTGCCAAATAATCACACGGTATCCGTACATGCTCTTTATACCGGTCAACCGTCAAATCTTCCTGCATTTGATTTTCACACTTGTATGATACCCGTATCCGCCCCGGGAAATCTCCGAATATCTTCAACAACCCATCTTCCGTGCCTTCATTCAATTTGCAAATCAAACAATGTATTTCCGCATTTGCCCTTGCTAACTCATCATAATGTTTCTTTATATTCTGTACCACCTTCTCAAACGGCAACCCCGTTGTTTCTTCATATTTTTCTTTTGTCCCGCCATTAAACGACACAATTATCTTATCAATTTTCGGCACATAATCCATCCCATACGCATTCGTTGTCATGATCACCGGTTTCTTTTTTGTTCTTTCAATTATCTGGAACATCTTCACGTGCTCCGGGTGCATATACATATCCCCGATACCGTTCAACAGTATCCGGTCAATCATCCCCGAATTATTCACTATCTGCCAAATCTTTTTGAAATCGCTTAATTTCGCATAAACCTCTTTCAGTTTCCAAACCGGACACGTTTTACACCGTGCCCCACACATCGTTGTGATCGTCAGCTTCGCATCCATCAATCACTTCCCCTATATTTTTGTATGATACCGACAAACGATTTCGCCGACAACTCCCATGTAAAATACTTTCGTATTCTCTCTGCCGCTAGCTCACCTTTCCTTAGCGCTGTTTCGTAATCATAATACACCTGTTCCATTCGCCGCACTAAATGGTCAATATCACAACTTGCGGCATACGTATGTAATTCAACCATACTATCCCCATTCGCAAGCGGCGTTAACGTTTCTATCGGAACTAGTTTCCATTTTACCGGATACCCTTCCCTTTCACTCAATATATCCATCGGTCCGCTCCAATTCGTATAAATACACGGCAACCCGGTCGCCATTGCTTCCGCAAGCGTTAGCCCGAACCCCTCCCCCATGGTCGGGAACACAAAACAGTGTGCATCATGATACACATTCACTAGCCCCGGCACTTTCCCGTCACTCACTACCGGTAGCACCCTCGAATCGAAAATCACATTCTGATACCTTACAACCCGCTCCCTCGGTAGCACCTTCTTGATTTCATTCCCCATCGCATCGTATCCAACAATCCGCTCCAGCCCTTCAGCCGTCTGTGTGGTTTTCATTACCAACAAGCACCTGTTCGCTATCTCTTTATTCCGCTCGTAAAATCTCTCCCAAGCGACAATCATGTGCTTATATCCCTTCCGCTCATTACTCGCCCCGAACCATAGATACACAAAAGGCTCTCCCGCAACCGGGAAAGCCCGTCTCTTAAACACAAACTTATCAACCTCTACGCCCTCCCAACAAACCTCAACCGGCTTTTTGGTGTACCGCTCAAACAATCTCTTATTATGCCGGCACGGCACTATAATTAAATCAGCCTCTTCTAGTTTCGGTATCCATTTCGGCGGTAAATCCACCGCCTCATACATCGTATACAGTACATTGTATTTCCCCTCAATTCTAATATAGTTTCCTGCCGGCACGACCGACACTGCAACATCAGCACCTTCAGGCTCGTCTACAACCTCAATCCCTATCCCTTCCAACGCCTTCCGCAACTGCCGCTGGTGATTCGAGTACCCGAACCCAATCCCCACTTGATTAAGCATGCTTGCCCAATATAATCGCATCTAACCTCCGTATTTTTCATACCACCACTTCGGCTTCCTCCCCCTCCGCTTCACAATTTGTTTTTCATACATCTTCTCTTCGATCACAGTTTCCGGTTTTACAACCTTCTCTTCGAGCCGCTCTTCCGGATAGACAATATCTAACCAAAAGGTGGCCCGAAGGCCACCTATATATCGATCATCCATTAGCTAGCCGCCGTTACGATCCGTCCGTAATATCCTGGGAGCGCATGCGCAAACCCCCACCGGGTGAACATCAGGAACAGCGTCTGGTAGTACGTGCTCTTAGAATACGGATCAACGAATAGCGATATATTCGTCAACCGATCCCCGATATAGAAGCCTCGCAAATCGCCGAACACAATAAACCCGGTCCCAGCTCCACTTGTCGACGGCGCTTGTTCAGGTTGCTCCACCGGATACCCGTATAGCATGTGCGGGGCCCCTTCCGTCATCGAAGGTATGAACAACGGCCTATTCTGCGAATCCTTTAGCCCGTACACATAAGTCCACAACGGACTTCGGTGGATGTACCATCTGGCATTACCCAGTCTCGATGCGGGGATCTTCCCGATAATCGCCCGCAAATCCGCTTCAGTCAGCGCACTGAATGCGGTCGATCCTGTATTAAACACCTGCGATACTCCTGCACTCAAGAACACCCCCGACACCGGCGTACCAGTCCCGACGAATACCGCCGAATCAATCTTCTGTCCGATTGCCTCAATAAACTGGCTCATCAACACACCAACGATTCCGCCCGGTATCTGCGTATCCTGAATCAGCTCATTAGACGCAATCGAATACGCATCTAGCCTTGTAGCCGTCAGCGTTACCTGGTCGAAGGTCGGCTCACTTTCTGTTGCCTGCGAGCCTTCATTGGTGAACGACACATTCACCTTATTCAGCTCACGAGGCAACGTCATGGAATCCGTGCTCATCGGGACATGTGTACAATACTGCATCGCCAAGGATACTTCACGAATGTAGCTCAGCAACTCCATCCGCTCCTCAGTCGGCACCAAGTATCCGCCCAGCGACCCGGTCCCTTCGGCCATAGGCGCTTTTGTAATCAGCCCGGCAGGCGATTTCACGGCGCTGTCATAAATATCCACAAACATCTTCGCCACACGCTCGAAGGCTTCACCTCTCGAATCGATCTTCGGTACTAGCTTCTTTAGGCAGGGCGATTCTGTCATCTTGCGTCTAGCCGAATCCATCACCGCACGCAAACTGTACCCTTTATAATCCCCTGCCCCCACACTGATTCGCCCAGCAGCAAATCCGTGATCCGCATTCGCCTGTTTGCTCTTAATCTCCAGCTCCTTTTTCTCGGCTTCAAGCTTCGCTTTCTCTTGCGCTAGCTTTTCTTCTAGCTCCTTTTTTGCCTTTTCTCGTTCCTGCTCCCTGATCGCCTCAATCAACTGATCGTTCAGCTTTTCCAGCTCTTTCTCATCAGTTTCTTTAGCAATCAGCGCTTTCAATAATTCAATTTTATCCATAGTTTTCCCCTCCTTTACGGAAACTATTTTACTCTCGACGCAAATAGCTTTATCTTGCTTTTTCGATCAACTACGGTTGTCCTGTTTGCCGTCCCTTTGCCGCCTTCGGCACGATCGGCACCTCCAACCTTTTGATCGATATTGCAAGCTTTCGCCACTTGCTCAAGCTTTTTCCCAAACCCATTTTCAGCCTGCCTCAACATTAATGCGAACTGATTCGCTGGCAATGTTACCGCACTTACCTCTAACAATTCAACCTCTGTGTAAACCCTCACAGGGCCTCTCTCATTCTCCTGCATTTCCCAGCTTTTCGGAATAAACCCGACCGAAAACGCATTCATAAATCCATTCTCATACAGATACTTAACCTCGTTGCCCAGCTCCGTATCTGCAAATTCGATCTCCAGTATCAAAGCCTTCTCTGTAATCTTCCCGTCTACCGCCTTCCCGATCGGCAACCCCCGGTATTCGTGTCCAAGCAAAATCACCGGATTGGTTTTCAGGTATGTGTCCAGATTTTTGAATGCCGACGGCAATATAATCTCATTATCTCTATCCACATCAGCCGTTGACGCAAGTATCTGATACTTCTTCCCTTCCGCCTTAAACTTGCCGTTAATTATCTTCATGTTCACATTAGACATATCCCCTCCTTATTCTTCATCAAAAAACTCTATAAACGTACACCGGCAATTTATTACCTCTTCCGCCTTCCCGGCCGGATCCATCGGATACAACAACCCGTTCGGGAACGGCTCTCCAACTTCTCTTACCACACCATCCAACTCTTTGTGCGTATCCCGCACCCGATCATCTCGTGCAGCCAACCACATGATCTTCTTTGCTCCCAGCGATTTTGTTTTCTCAAACTGCCCCTCGTTAAACGCTCCATGCACTTCCGTTCTTGCAATTGTTCTTGCCCTACCATACGTTGCCTTCATCTCATCCCGTATCGCCTCCAACACCATTTCGGCCCTCACGTCTTCCGCTACTCCCTGATTCATCGCTAGCGCCAAGGTTCGATATAAAACTTCCTTCATCCTTTCTCGGCCCGTTTCATTGATCCCTTTTATCTTATTCATCCGCCTCGCCATGATCGCCATAATCTTTTCGTTTGGGAAATCTTCCGATCTAAATCCTAACTTTAATGCATCCCGGATTACATCACCCATCGTTTTGGTCAATTTCTGATCATCAAACGCCTTATCGATAACTCTTGCAATTGCCTCCAACTCCGCATCCGATAACCCCTCCCCAGCCGCCTTCACCTGCATGTTTTTAATCTCTTTCACGACCCCTTTAATCAACGATTGTTCCACATTCCAAAAATAGGTCTTGATTTTTTTATTCGCTATAGCTAACAACGGGTAAGTACGATTTACAATATTCCTCCACTTCTCTCCCCTTATTGTCTCTGATATTCTCATTAACCGTTTCTCGCCTATTAACTTCTTACCGATTCCTTCCCTTCCCTTCCCCTCATCCCCCGCCCCTTGCTGTGTTTCTTCTATCTCCGGGAATCCAAGGCTAAACCGTTCATTGATAACGTTAAATGGCACACCCATGTTAAAATACTTCATCGCCGCATCAGCTTTTTGAATAATGTCCTCAATCAATATCCCCGTACTGTCGATATCGAACTCTCCCCAATAGCCTAACGGTTTAAGGAAATCAGTGTTAATCTTATCTTGAATCAACGTCATTAACGGTATTAGTGTTTTCTTCCAATAATTCACGTCAGCCGTCTTTGCCGTTGCATAATTCAAGTCTTCATACAACTGTAACTCAGCCTTCGGTACCCCCGTTATCATTGCAACATCTTCACGCGCAAATTTCTTCAGCTCTAAAAACTGCATGTCTTTAATCGAGCGGCCAATATCCTTAACTGTTACTCCACCGTCCAGCAAGATCGCTCTATGCGCATTCTGCCAACCACGATAACTTTCAATCAATTGATCCTTCAATCGGTTATATTGTTCATCCGTCAGTGATTGTTCCGTCTCAAACACTGCCCCCGGTAACCCATCATTCTTGAAAAACCGCTTGTTATACTGCGTTGCCACATAATCCAAGTCTATCGTATCCCGCAACACGCTAATCGGCGATAACCCGCG